AGCGCCCAAAAGGTGCAGTTACTGCCCTCACGTTTCCAGATGCACGACCAGGTTAGGCTGCGTATCGAGCAGAAGGATTACCAAGTTGATGGCAAGGGTATCGGGCAACCTCGCACCTCACTTATCGCAGCCCATGTCCGTGGCATACACTTCTGCGGCAAAGTTGTAAAATACGACCTCGACGTAGACATCAACTGGCCGGCAGAGGCTACAGTACGCATGTACAATGTAGGACAATCACTTCTCAGCGCACCAACCACTTAATCACCAGCCCTCAGCTAACAACTGGGGGCTTACCTATGGTACACGTCATCCCCATACACGATTCCATATCCCACAGCCTTGACACATCGTGTACGTGCAACCCTGCCGTGGAATACGGCAAAGGAGACTTCATCGTGGTGCATGATGCCCTGGATGGCAGGCTTGGAGTGGAATGGGCCAACCAACTTCTTAACCAGCCTACTCAAAGATACGGATGGGAAATTGTGTTAAAGGAAAGTTAAACCTGCCCCTAATTATCGACTCGTGGGGTATATTAGGGATGCTACGACGAAAACGATGTAGTGGCCGTTGCTAATCAATAATCCAATATCCTATACAGTATGAAACTCTACACAGAACAAGACCTTTTAGCTTTTGGGGAATACATACTCTCCAAAACTACTAATCCTGAGGAATCATTAGAAACCCTGGCAGATAACTTCAGGCTGATTAAAAACAGTATCAACAAACCAGATTACACCCGTGGGCAAGAAGTGATGTCTGTTTCCTTTAACCCCGGACAACGTGCTGATGTGGCCGCCATTAAGCAAGTATTTGCCGATGCTTTTGACGAAATTGACATACACGTCACAGCTAAAGTCAAAGAAATAGATAGTTACTTCACCTTAGTCCAAAGCTCGCAAAAGGGTGACGTACTTAGGCTCGCCGCAATAGCCAAAACTAACCTTGAGACAGCCCAGATGTATGCTGTCAAAGTCGTTACACGATAATCCAGTAAACCATACAGTATGAAATACCTAAAGCTCACAGCAGTACTATCACTGCTATTACTATCCTTCAAGACAGGTGACAACAAACCGACACCACCAACGTCCTACACCATCACACTTTCTGTGCAGCAGTTACAGGCCTTGTCCTACAGCCTGGACAAAAGCAATGCTGAACACACGGTAGTTACCGAGTTGGTAAAGACCATCAATGAACAGGTGGAAAAACAGTACAAGGCTGCCATGGACACAACACAGGCTAAACCTAAGCATTAAATCATGACAGAACCGGCTAAGCACATACCCGTAGACTACGACGATGGCAAGCACCTGTACTCACTGCAGGGCATGCGTTACACTTCAGCTTCACAGCTCGTGGAGAAGTTCGGTAACCATTTCGATGCTGACACTGTGGCTATTGGGTATGCTGCTAAGCATGGAATGACACCTGAGTACTGGAAAGACAAATGGGCCACCAAAAACGAGAAGTCTAAGATACGCGGCAACAACATACACGACCAGCAAGAGCTGATACTGAAAACACGTATGCTGGACATCTACGACGACAGACAGGTGCCGGTACATGATGGGCTGATACAAGAAACAGACCCATGGTACAATAGGCCAGACGGTGTGTACACTGAGGCTAAGCTCTGGCACCACGGTTATAGGCTGGCAGGTAGGAGTGACAAGGTGATACTGCTTACCCACTATCCAGTGGAATTTGCCAATCCGTCCGAGACCATCCAGCGCTATGCCCACGTCGAAGACTACAAGACCAACGAGTCTTTAAACTTTGAAAGCTATCAATATCCCAACGGCTCACGCAAGATGATGAAGCCGCCGATAGCACACATACAGGATTGCAATTGGCAGCACTACTGCCTCCAGCTTTCCATTTACATGCTCATGCTTGAGTACCAGGGGTTCCTGCCCGGCAAGATGAGCATCACACATTTCCCGCATCCAACATCTGATAATCCAATACCCAAGCTGGTCAAGTACCCAGTACCTTACCTCAAGAAGGAAGTGGTTACCATGGCCAGCTTCAATCTACGTTCCTATGCCACAGCCAACAACAATCGAATGCAACAAACGCTTAGCACGGGAGGTGGCCGATGAACAGGCCGTAGCTCTCTCGGTTGTAGAACACGCCATCCACCATTACGGGGAATTCATTGCTACCACCATCCGCTCAGGCGGGATGGAGGGTGTGTTCATTCCGTACCTTGGAAAGATAAGCGTGAAACACCGGGAGCAGCAATTCAAAGACTACATCCACACACTCAGCCCGATAGAACAGACTGTGCTGAGAAACATGAAACAAGACGAACTTGACATAGTGTTTGCTTACAAAGAGGAGGCTGCCGTATGAGACTATTCTTACTTGACTCTAACTACCAGGTAGAGCTGAACAAGGAATGGATAATGCTCATTCCTGAATTCGCAGCCTTACTCAAGAGGGACAAAGGCAGCAAGGGAGACTACCGTGGTGACCTTAAACTCAAAACGCGCAAAGAGCTAACATTCATATACTTTGACTTAGACTTCACCTCCCCCATACGTGAGTGGCCGGACTTCGAGCGTAGGGAAGAGGCTATGCGGTTTGCCGGACTCTCCGAAGCTGACCTTGACGGGCCTGTGATGGAAGCCCACGTCATGTACAACAAGCTACTCCTCCAATCATCCCGAAGCCTAAAGACGTTACGCTCGATAGAGAAATCCCTGGACGCCATGGACACTTACTTCGAGGACATAGACTTCTCAAAAGAAGACAAGAAAGGCGAACTGGTACATGACCCAGCCAAGTACATACTCAATCTTCAACGTATAGGTGCCGCCTATGATAGCGTAGACAAGTTCCGCAAGCGTGTACAAGAAGAACTGAAAGGGGAAGCCAGCATTCGTGGTACAGCCACCCTTGGCCGGAAAGAGACTGCTGGTATGGGTGAATGGAAAGAACAGACTGAAGCTCCAGTTGCTACAGCCATCAACTTCAGTAAGATAGGCAGCCTGCTCAGAGGGGCTGTAGAGGAGGAAGAAGATGGGATGGCATAACCTCAGTAACACAGCACAATTCTCCTACACAGCCAGAGACTTTATCAAGAATGGTGGCCGGTATTGCCTTGCCCCAATTGGCAGCCGTGAATGGAACGAGTTTTGGGACATAGAGGCTAAACGCTGTCGTGAAGGCTACAAGATAGGTGACACATGGATAACAGGCAGGCACTACCACTACCTGAACTTCACACCCATCTGGAAAGTGCCGGACGATGTGGGCATCAAAGCATTCAACGAGGCCAAGAATGGCAAGGCTAAGATAGGCAAGCTGACCGCTGAAAAGGTGTTCAGCTTTCCGCGTTTCTACGAGACAGGCTACGAATGGTACAGGTTTAAGCACATAGCCTGGTATGGGGGTGAGTTCATGGGTATCAACTCGCCCGGGGCCAAGCACATAGGCTGCGCCAAAGCAAGAGGTGCTGGCTGGAGCTACATGGAAGCCCAAGATGGTGTGTACAACTACACATTCGTAGACGGTAGTAAGAACTACTACTACGCTGGCATCGAACAATATCTTACTGTGGATGGTATCCTCAACAAGGTACAGCCCATGCTTGACTGGATAAATGACCACTGCCCTGATTGGAAGAAGAACAGGCAGAAGAAGAACACACTCATGCACATGCGGGCTAGCTATATTGACGCATTCGGGACTGAGCGTGGAAGCATGAGCGAGATAATCGGCGTGGTAGTAGACGACCCAGAGAAGACAAGGGGTAAGCGCGGGCGCAAGATAACCTTTGAGGAAGGAGGCTCATTTCGCAACATCAAGAAGGCTTACAACGTGGCACAAGGCTCTATGAAAGATGGTGACATCTACGTCGGGCAGATGACTGTGCTCGGTACCGGTGGCGAGGAAGGCCCTGACATCGAAGGGTTGGAGGATATGTTTTATGACCCAGAAAGCTTTGACATGCTGGCATTCCCCAACGTGTGGGAACCTGGCTTTGAGAATACAACCTGCGGCTACTTCTGCCCTGTGTGGCGTACCAAGTCCACCTTCATGGATGAAAACGGAAACGTTGACATAGCCATGGCCATTGAGAGTGAGAAAAAGATTAGGCTGCAGAAGAAGAAGGCCAAAGACCCGAATGTGTTGGATGGACATAAGGCTGAGTACCCAATCGTACCATCTGAAGCTTTCAAGCGTCTCAAGCGCAACTCTTTCAACGTGGCAGAAGTGGAAGCCCAAATACGGCGCATAGAAACCCAACAGGCCATACAAGGTATGCTCCGGCACGGGCAACTCACCCGGGATGAAAAGCTGGGCGTAGTGTTTATTCCTCAGCCTAAAGACGTGGCCAAGCCAGTGGAAGAATACCCACATAACCAGAAAGGAGACCTTGAAGGCTGCGTGACAATAGTAGCCTCCCCGTTCCGTGACCAGCGTGGTAGCGTACCGGATGGTATGTACCAAATTGTAGTTGACCCATACTATAAGGAAGAGAGCGAAGACCTCACGTCCTTGTTCGTGGTACAGGTATGGAAGCAATTCAACCAGCTAAGCCCTGTGGATGAAGAGCTACCAGTAGCATGGTACGTTGGCCGGCCACAAAGTTTAGATACAGCCTACGCCAATCTATTCATGCTGTCTGACTTGTACAATTGCTCCATCCAATCGGAGATAGCCGGTGGTGGGCAGGGGATAGTAGACTATGCCAAGACTAACAAGCTACTGCACAAGCTGGAACGTGAACCAGAGATGATGGGCAACAATAAGGAGTACACCACTACATCGGCACAGAGAAACCGTGCCATTTTCATGAACATGAGTACGGAGAAAGCAAGGTTGGGTATCACCTATCTCGTCAACTGGCACACTAAGGTGAGAGGGTACACAGAAGACGGCAAACCCATACTCAACATACACCGGTGCTATGACATAGGTATGCTTCGGGAAATGAAGAAGTACAATCCTGAGAAGAACGCTGACAGATTATCAGCTGCCAGGATAGCTATGTTCATGCTTAAAGAAAACGCCTACCGCGAAGAAAGCCGTGTACAGCAAGACGATGAAGGCTTTTACAGCAGGCCATTATTCACCAGTGAGGGTAGGTATGCTCCACAGGCACAAGGTATGACGTCTCCATACGGTTAGTAATTTACCAGCCAATGGCAAATACTATCAACGCACCGGACAAGTCTGACTTGACCAAGCGGGAAGTGCCGACCGGCAGACCGCTACAGAGATTGTCATGGCAGGCCAAGATTGCTGACAACTACGATTGGTTCAAGAAGAACATAGACTATTACATCCACCTGTCGAACTTTAACTTCGGCACGGCTCCGGCTGCAAGGAAAGATTTGCGCATGTTGTACCAGATTTACAACAACAACTTCCCCCTGACATGGTTCTCCCATTTCACTGACCCACTTAACGCAGCCAACCCACAGCATAAGCAGTACCCAGCCAAGATACGGCCCACTTCCATGATACGCACAAACATTGACCTCTTGCTGGGTGAATACCCGAAGAGGCCATTTTCATTTCAGGTGGTAAACATGGGAGAAGATGGGTTAAACAGCTATGTAGAAAGTTTGAATAAGGCTGTAGAACAGAACTTACAGGAGCATTTCATGGCCATAGCCCAGCAACAGATGCAGGCAGCCGGCCACCAGCAACCACAAAATGCTATACCACAGGAACAGGAAATCGAACTGCCTGAAAGTCTGAAAAAACGTTTTACAGCCAACTACAAAGATAACTTAGCCATACAAGGGCAGCGCTGGCTCAAGCGTGCATTAAGGGAGTATTACATACGGCCCAAGATGCTCAAGATGTTCAAAGACTGGCTTATCACAGGCCGGTCTTACAGTTACAAAAATGTAGAGCTGGGCAACTTTGTATACGAGCGTGTCTCCCCATTAGAAATGGACTTCGACAAGAGTCCTAACACTGACTACATCGAAGATGGGGAATGGGCCATACGCCGTCTCCTGATGACTATCTCTGATGTGGTAGATAGGTTCTATGACGAGCTGAAAGATGAAGACCACCAGGAGCTTGAAAAGCGCTCCCACTGGGTGACACCTTTTAGCATGTATAACTACTTGCAAGAGGAATTCTCCAAATACGACACATACTCTGGCAAGATACCGGTGTATCACGTTACCTGGAAGAGCCGTAAGGAAATTTTGCATGTGGAGTACACAGACCCATTGACAGGGCAGATACAAGAAATGGTGGTAGATGAGTCTGTACCATCCATGCCAAACATCAAAGTTATCAAGCATGAATGGGTGAACGAAGTGTTGGAAGGCTGGAGGATAGGAGACAACATCTTCACACGTATGCGGGCCCTGCCAGTGCAGCGTAACGAGATGAACAATTACTCTTCCTGTAAGCTGCCATACAACGGACGCCACTACAGTGACACACACAGCGACAACATAAGCGTGATGGAGATGGGTGTACCCTATGCCATCATGTACATGATAACCAACTTCACCCTTGAGAAAACCATAGCCAAGAACAAAGGCAAGATAGCGTTGATTGACCAGAATGCCATACCTAAAGGCAACGGCTGGAACGAAGAAAAGTTCTTCTACTACGCGGATGCCCTGGGCTACATGCTTGTCAACCGCAGCCAGCAAGGGGTAGATAAGAGTTTTAACCAGTACAGTACCCTTGACCTCAATCTATTCGACCAGATTGAAAAGCTCATCATGCTACGCGACAGCTTCAAAAAAGACTGGGATGATGTGTTGGGTATCAATGCACCACGTAAGGGCCAGACAGCCTCGGGCGGTGATGGGTTGGGTGTGCAGCAGAACTTGTTGTTTCAATCCAGTGTTATCACTGATATGATATTCACGTTATTTGAGGAATTCACAGAACGTGAGCTGCAGGGTATACTGGATTTCTCCCGTTTTGTGAACGCCGATGGCATCCGGGCTATCTATAACCAAGACGATTTTGACAAGGAACTCTTAGACATAGACCCGAACAGCTACTGCAATGCAGAGCTTGGCTTGTTTGTAAACGGCTCGGCTTCAGAGTTACAGACGCTACAGG